AGAAGTTGAGGTAACAGAACCAGAATCTATAGTTCCTGAGAAGTATGCTGGCAAATCACTTGAAGAAGTTATTGAGATGCACCAAAATGCTGAAAGAATATTAGGCAAACAAGGTATGGAAGTTGGACATCAACGGAAATTAATTGATAGTTTAATGTCAACTCAACAACAAGTTGCAGAAACTACTGCACCCACAGAAGAACCAGTACCATTCGAGGACCAGTTCTATGCTGACCCTGCAAACGCAGTTAACTCAGCTATAGAAAAACATCCCGATGTAGTTAAGGCTAAAGAAACTAGAGCCATGCAAAATCAAGCGTTGAATCAAGCACAATTAGAATCTACGCATCCTGATTTTAAGGAAATAGTGGAGAGCCAAGACTTTCGTAACTGGATTGGAGCAAGCAAGATACGACAAGAGTTATTCCGTACTGCTGACTCTTATGACTTTGAAGCTGCTAACGAGTTGTTTACAACATGGAAGCAGATTAACATGGCAACTAAAACTGCTGAAGTTAAGAAAGAACAAAAAGTCAAAAGACAGAAAGCATTACAAAAGACTAGCTCAGAAACACGCTCTTCAGGAGATTCTGTAGGTGGTAAAAAGATTTACCGTAGAGCTGATTTAATCAATCTACAGGTAACAGACCCTAACAGACATGCTGCACTAGCTGATGAGATTCAACTAGCGTATGCGGAAGGTAGGGTTAAATAATTTACTTATAATAGGAGAAGAAAATGGCTTTGGGTACAAACCAAGTAACGACTACTATCGCCAATAACTTCATTCCTGAACTATGGTCGGATGAAGTTATAGGTGCGTACAAGTCAAATCTAGTGGTTGCTAACCTAGTTACTAAGCTATCTCACAAAGGAAAGAAGGGCGACACGATTCATATCCCTGTTCCAGCGAGAGGTTCAGCTAGTGCTAAAGCAGCAAACACACAAGTAACATTATCAGCAGCAACAAATAGTGTTGTTAATGTGTCAATCGATAAGCATTATGAATATTCTAAGCTCATCGAGGATATTGCAGAGGTACAAGCACTCGCAAGTATGAGAAAGTTCTATACTGACGATGCTGGTTATGCTCTTGCAAAGCAGGTCGATGATGATTTAGTTACCTTATGGGAAGGCTTACAATCTGGAACAGTAGGTGGCTCTAATGCTTCTGCTTGGGAAACAGCGTATATCGGTTCTACTGGTACTACAGCTTACACAGGCAACTCATCTAATGCTGCTGACATTACTGATGCTGGAATCAGAGCGTTGATTCTTAAATTAGATAATGCAGATGTACCAATGGACAATCGTTCATTTATCATCCCACCAATCGTTGCTAACGATATGCTAGGTCTTAACAGATTTACTGAACAACAGTTTATCGGTTCAGGCGATGCTATTAAAACTGGCAAAATTGGTATGATTTATGGTGCTGATGTTCATATCTCATCTAACTGCCCAACTACTACAACTGCTAATACAGCAACCGATAGAGTTGGATGCCTACTACACAAGGACGCTCTAGTTCTTGCTGAACAGGTGGGGGTTCGCAGCCAGACACAATATAAGCAGGAGTATCTTGGTGACTTGTTCACGAGTGATACCATCTATGGAGTTGCAGAATTACGCAATGACGCAGGTGTAGCTTTTGTTGTACCGGGTACATAGTAGTTAGTTAGGCGTAACCCCTTCTTATGAGGGGGTTATTACAAACTAATTATGTCATCAACTAAATTAAGAAACGCTAAGAAAGAAAAAGCCATTGAGTATTTAGGTGGTAAATGCTGGAAATGTGGAGGTGTATTTGATAAAGACTTATACGACTTTCATCATATTGTTCCTGCGAGTAAAGAGTTTGAATGGAGTATTTTAAAAAGTAGGAAGTGGGAAACTATTCAAAAAGAACTAGATAAGTGTGTTTTACTTTGTTCTAATTGTCATAGACTTGCCCATAAGGAGATGAGAGAGTATGCCTTTTTACGACTATCAATGTAAACATGGTCATGTTTTTGAAGAATTATGCTCTATGTCTGATAGAAATGTAGACAAAGATTGTCCAGAGTGTAATGAAAAAGGTAGTGTAATAATGACTATTAATCAAAATCGACCTCATTTTGGTAATCAAGATACTCTTTGGAATATGAGAGAACGCAAACGATTAAGCGAAACCGACAAGAACGGCAACTATAGGAATAAATTTAGTGGACATATTTAAAAATACTTGCGACCATGACTCAGTTGAAAACTTAGAGCTGGAAAGGTTCAAGGCTAAAATTAGAGAAATTTGGGCAAGACTACTTGAAGAGTGTTTTGCAAAATATCCTACCGAGGGTATGGACTTAGAACATTTTAAAGAACATAATGCCCTACATTTTGCAGATGAACCACAGCCAGAAGATGAGATAGACAATCTAATGGAGATGTTAGATGAGTTATTAGACCCTAAAGAAGAACTAGATTCAGTAGGTTCAGAGGGTAAAGCACCCACCTATAGTGGTGGTGGACTTAAATCAAACAATGAAAAGGGAAAGATAGAGGCAACAGTTTATGAAGCTAATCACAAATCTACAAAAACTCCAAGCGATTCTCGTTCTGGAGGTAAAGGTGGCTCGTATGTGGGTACGCCATCTGGTGGTATCGGCAAGAAAAAGGATGCAAGAGTTATTAGAAGTTTTTCACCAATAGCTGAAAGCCTTAAAGAAGAGTTAATAGCATTAAAAGATAGACAGTCTATTGGTAAACGCAGACAGTTGTTTAGATAATGGACAAGATGTTTTGGAGAAAACAAAAGACTCTAGCTATGCTTGCCAACAAAAAGCAATGGCAAAGAGATTTCGACCCTAATGAAACTGCTGCCTATGAAATAGAAATAGAACAAGGTGGTAGTTATATTATTACACAATCTTCTAACCCAGCTGCACCTAACTACATTATTACGGAGTAAAAAATGGCAACAACTAAAGTATCAGCCTTAACAGCTTTAACCTCACCAGATGGAGCAGAGGAACTTCTTGTTAATGATTCTGGAACTTCTAAAAAAATTACAATAGATAATGTAACTGAAAACAACTTTACAGATACATTAAAGACCAAACTAGATGGTATACAGGCTAGTGCTACAGCAGACCAAAGCAACGCTGAAATTAAAACAGCATATGAAGCTAATTCAGATACTAATGCTTTTACAGATGCAGACCATAGTAAGTTAGATGGCATAGAAGCTAGTGCTAATGTAACAGATGCTACCAATGTAACGGCTGCTGGTGCTTTAATGGACTCTGAAGTTACAAATCTTGCAGATGTTAAAGCGTTTGCTACAAGTGATTACGCTACTGCTGCTCAAGGCACAACTGCTGATGCTGCCTTACCTAAAGCTGGTGGTGCTATGACAGGTGCTATTACGACTAACTCAACCTTTGATGGTAGAGATGTAGCAACAGATGGTACTAAGCTAGATGGCATAGCTTCAAGTGCTAATAATTATGTACACCCTAATCATAGTGGTGAGGTTACATCGACAGCAGATGGTGCTACGGTTATTGCCGATGATGTAGTAGATGAGGCTAATCTTAAAGTATCTAACGCACCTACTAATGGTTACTTCTTATCAGCACAGTCAGGTGATACAGGTGGAATGACTTGGGCAGAAGTAGATGCCCTACCAACACAGACAAGCAATAGTGGAAAGTACCTAACAACGAATGGTTCAGCAGCTTCTTGGGCAACCTTAGATACTGATGCCAACACAACAACCAAAGGCTTATACGAACATGAACACACGATTGATGCTGACTACAGTATTACGAGTGGTAATAACGCAATATCAGCCTCACCAATAACAATTTCAAGCGGTTATTCAGTTACAGTTCCAACTGGTAGCACTTGGGTAATCGTATAGGAGATATAGAGAATGTCGAAAATAAAAGTCAAAGGCCACGATTCGGGAACAGGAGTTATCACAATTGAAGCTCCGAATACGAGTACAGACCGCACGATAGTGCTTCCTGATGCTACAGGTACATTATTAACAGCAGATGGAGATGGCTCAAGTTTAACTGGAGTTGGAGTAGCTGGTATCTCGTCTAGTGCCGATGCTACTGCTATAACAATTGACTCAAGTGAACAAGTAGGCATTGGTCAAGCACCAACTGATTATCAATTAGTAGTTAGAGAGCCTAATGGGGATAAAAAAGTTTTAGAGTTATCAACAGGCGACTCTACTTGTAGATTAGCTTTTAGTAGAGCGGGTGACCCAGCAGCATATATAGATATGAAAGAAGATGGTGCTACTGGAACAGGTGGCTTACATTTTGGAACTGGAACTTCAAACACGCCAACGACAATTTTAAAACTCACCTCAGATGGCAGAGGCGTGTCAGAGTTTACAACAAGAGCGTGGTGTAGTTTTGATGGTACTGGTACTGTATCTATTAATGATTCTCATAATGTTAGCAGCCTAACCGATTTAGGAACGGGAAGCTATAGAGTTAGTTTTAGTTCGGCTCTCAGTAACTCTTATCCTGCTGTAGCGGTTTCTGGAATTGACGGGAGTAACTACGCAGTAAACCCTTGCTTACACGATGAGCCTTCCGATGGGAAAGTCGATATTAGATGTATTCAAGAGCAAAATGATTCTTTTCCATATGTTGATACTGAAACTGTCACTGTTATGGTAAATGGAGATTAATATGAAGATTATATATAACACAACAGATAACACATTAGCTCAAATAACACCAGCACCTAAATTCCTAGCACAACTTGAAGGCACTGAAGAAGAGAAGCTAATTCACATAGCCAATAAAGACTTACCTACTGGAACTAAATACGAGATTACAGATGCCGACTTATCAGACAGAAGTTTCAGAAATGCTTGGGAATATGTAGCAGGTGCTAGTGAAAAGACTTCAGCAGACTTGAGTGATGAGGACAAACTCAAATACAATCAAATGACACAACAGGAGTATGACGATGCCAATGCAGGTTAATTTTAGTAAGGCTCAAGACATAACTAAGGACAGACTTAGAGCAGACAGGAAGCCTTTACTTGAAGCACAGGATATTGCTTTTCAAAGAGCATTAGAGTCTAGTGCAGATACATCGGCAATCGTTACAGAGAAGCAGAGGCTACGAGATATAACCAATCAAGTGGATAGTATGACTACCCTTGACGAACTTAAAGGAGCATCAGTCTAATGGCAATAGTAATTAATGGTTCAGGCACAGTAACAGGATTAGCCATTGGTGGATTGCCTGATGGTACAGTCGATGCTGGAACACTAGCAACAAACTCAGTTGACTCGGCAGAACTAGTTGATGCAAGTATAGATAATGCTCACCTAGCTGATGATGCTGTAGGAGTTGCTGAACTATCAGCCACAGGTACAGCGAGTTCTTCCACATTTCTCAGAGGGGATAACTCTTGGGCAGCAGCTGGTGGAGATAATACTCCTAGTTTTAAGGCTCACAATACCTCATCACAAACTATACAAAATGGTACTGAAACAATACTGTTATTTCCTACTGAAGAATGGGATACAGACAATGCGTTTGCTTCAAATAAATTTACAGTTCCTAGTGGAAAAGATGGTGTTTACATTTTTAATTGGCATTTCATTTTAGCTGGGATGGATAGTGGGGAGTATGTTAATACAAAATTAAGATTGAACGGTTCACAACATATGCACACTTACACTTTGTTTTATTCTGCAAATAATGATGCTGGAATGGGAACAACTGGAACTGCAATACTAGATTTAAATGCTGGAGATTATCTTGAAGTAATTGTAGAACATTCCGAAGGTGGTTCTCAAGATACTTATAGTAACACTAATTATTTTTCTGGCTATAGGCTAATAGGAGTATAAATAATGATTACAGCAAATGGACTAATACAGTTAGGTTTTATTTCAAAAGTTGATTTTTTTCTACAAGATGATTCAGATGGCAAAGGAGTCTATATAAAAAAATGGAGTAGTGATAAAGCACAGCCATCAAAATCAGAAATAGAAGCTGCTGAAGTTGAATGGCAAACAGCTTACGATGCTCAAGAATACGCAAGAAAACGCAAAGCAGAATACGACCAGTTAAATCAATTCGAGATGCAGTTCGATGATGACAGAGATGGCACGACAACTTGGGTTGATAAGATAAACGAAATTAAAGCGAGGTATCCGAAGTGAGTACAATAAAATCAAGTGACGAACATCTAACACTAAACGCTGATGGTTCTTCTAAGGACATAAAGTTCCAAGCCAACGGAGTAGAGAAAGCGAGTATCAGTTCTGCTGGTGCGTTTACTTCTACTACGATTGATGCGACTGTGTTGACAGGTAATCTTCCAGCTATCTCAGCAGCTAGTTTAACTAATGTTCCAGCAGCTAATATCACAGGAACGCTACCAGCGATTAGTGGTGCTAATCTTACTAATCTTCCATCTGCTGATGTGTCAGTAGACTCTTGGCATCTTTCTTTAAACTCAACAACTGATGTATCATCTAATTCAGATATTGATTTCAGTACAAGTCAGCATCTTGGGTCTAATGTTTCGGAATCAGGTGGTGTAATAACAGTAGGTACTGCGGGGATGTATTTAGTTTCCTATTCCGCTGTTTGTCCTGCTGCCCCTAACAGGGGTTTTGATTTGAATATTTATAAAAATGGCACATTAATAGATTCAACCTATATACATTCAAATGCTGATAGTTATTCGGGTTGGGGGGTAACAGTAAATCTTCAGCTTGCTGCAAGTGACGCAATTAAAGTCAAAGGAACTGGTCATTTTTATGGCAACCCACAAGCAATGAGCCGTTTTATTGGAACAAGGATAGGAGCATAATATGATTACAAAAATAGAAGCTGTAAGGTCTTTGTTTGGTCAAGATAGTTATGATGTTTGTCGAGCTGATGGTTATGTTAAATGGAAAGATGGACATACTACAACTGCTGAAGAAACAGCACAAATAGACGCAGAAGTAATTAGACTTCAAACAGAATATAACTCCCAAGAATACGCTAGAAGTAGGGCGGCAGAATACCCATCAATAGGCGACCAGCTAGATATGATTTACCATAATGGTGATGGTGGTGCTACATTCCAAGCTGCAATTAAAGCAGTCAAAGATAAATATCCTAAGTAATGAGTAACCCAATAATACTATTGATAGCTTTAGGAATAATTGGTTTTATAGCTGTAATGTTTATCGGTGTTAATGCTTTGATGTGTGAGCCACCCTGTGTATGACAGAGATAGAAATCAGTACACAAAGATGGCGATGGTCAGCTTTGATACTTTACTTACTGATTTGTTTCTACGACTTTATGTTTGTTCCAATTTGGTACGGACTTAATAGACCTGACATAAGTGAATTTATGAAAATAATAAATGCTACAGATGAGGTACTTGTTCAGTT